CCCGCTCAACATCCCGCCGAAGGCCTTCCCCCAGGCGCCTTGTTGCCCGAGCATGGCGCCGATCATCCCTTTGAGGAATTGATTCACGAAGAGATTGAGGAAGTCCGCGAGGAGGTTCGTCAGCGATTGTTTGATGCCCTTCCAGATCGCGAGGAAGCCGTCTGAGAATTTCTGCGCGCCGGTGATCCCGGCCGCGAGCGTGTCGGCCAGGCCGGCGGTGATCCCGGCGAAGACGCCACGCGGGCCGAGGAAGGCCTCCTTCACGCCTTGCGCCCAGGCGTACCACGCCGTGGGCGGCGGCGGCTCGGGCAGCGTCACCGGTGTGCGGAGGAGGTCCTTGAGGACGCCGCCGCCCTTCTGCGCGTTCGTGATCCAGCCCTGCACCGCGTCGTTGGCCTCGTCGTACGCCGCGCCGATCTTCAGGACCACGGGCCACACGTTCTTGTATTCCGCAATCAGGCCCTTGGTGCTCGTGACGACCTTGAGTTGCGTGTCGAGCAGGCGATAGTGCGCGACGTAGAACTCGCCCAGGAGCGGCGGCACCTTGTAGCCTGCCGCGAGCCACTCGTCGATCTGGTCCGTGTATTTCTGCCACTGCGCCTTGGCGATCCCGCCGTACTTGTTGGCGATCACCATCTGCGCGTTCATCTCGGCGATCGCGTCGGCCACGCCCGCTTCCGACAGCGCGCGCCCGGCCTTCTCCAGGGCCTCGGCCTGCTTGGCGGCGGCCTTCGCGCTCTTCTCATCGGCGCCGGCGAGCTCGGTCGAGGCGGCGGCGCCCTTCTTCGTGGACTCAGTCTTTTGATCGACGAGCTTGATGTCCTCGCGTTTGACGCCGGTCATGGCCATCAGCGCCGCGCGCTCGCGCTCGACCGCGCCGGCCAGGGCCTCGATCTCCTTCCGCAGTTTCAGTTCGGCCTCGGCCTGCTCGCCGAGCGTCATCGCGCGCTCGCGGCCGCCGGTCGCATCGTCAAAGGTCGCGACCGTCCCTTCGCCGCGGAGGATCTCGTTCCGCCGCTCCTGGGCCGCATTGACCGCGGACTGGGCCTCGGAGAGCTTCGCCCGCTGCATCTCGATCTGCTTCTCCAGCAGATCCCGGCGCGCCTTGAGTTGCGCCTGGAGCGCCAGCGTGAGCGTGTCGGAGCCCTGGGCTTCCTTCTGGAACTGCTCGACCGAGCGGCCGCTCGCGCCGGCGAGCAGATCGGTCGCCTCGTGGAGCCGCTTCGTCTCGGCCGCCGTGAGGTTCTGCTTGGTGGCGAGCGCCTCGTAGGTCTGGAGCGCCTTGCCGATCGCGCTCGTCTCGGCCTTGAACGCGTCCGTGTTCGTGCGGATCTCCTTCTCGAGGTCGCTCTCCGCCGACGCGATCCCGTAGATCGCCGCCGCGAGCAGCCCGAGCGCGGTGATCGCGAGCATGACCGGATGCGCGCTTAGGAACGTGAGCGCCTTCGTGAACGCCACGACCGCGATCCCGCCCTCCGAGAAGGCGGTGATGAGCGTCCCGAGGCTCCCGACCGCCATCGAGCCGAACAGGAGCATGAGCGGACCGACCGCGGCGACCAGCGCGCCGAAGGCCACGACCGCGAGCTGCAACGGCGCCGGGAGATCAGCGAAGGCCGTGATCACGCCTTCGACCATCGGGAGCAGGGCATCGAACGCGTCCACGACGCGCTTGAGGACCGGCATGAGCGCCTGGCCGAGCGTGATCCCGACATCCTTGATGCGCGACCAGAGCATCGTGAGTTGCGACTCCATCGTCGCGTAGCGCTGCGCGGTCTCCTTCGTGAGCGCGGTGTTCTTCTCCCACTCGGTATTGCTGAGTTCGAGCGTCGTCCGGAGCGTGTCGCCGGCGCCCGCGAGCCGCTGGAACGTGTCGAGCAGCATCGTGTTCTTGCCGACGAGGCCCTGGACGACCGTCGCCTGGTTACGGCCCGCGGTGGCGAGGCCCTCGACGACTTGCGTGAGGGCGCCGGCCGCGTCTTTCTCGAAGGCCTCGCGGAAGGCGGCGCCGGTCGTCTTCGCCGCCTTCGCCCACTTCTCCAGGGCCGGGCCGCCTTCAGCGACCGCCTGGTTCATCTTGATGAGGATGCGGCTCATGCTGGAGCCGCCGGCTTCCGCATTGATCCCGAGCCCCGCCATCGCCGACGAGAGCGAGAGCACCTGCGCTTGCGTCAGGTTGACCGAGTGGCCGGCGCCCGCAATGCGCTGCGCCATCTCGACGATCTCCTTCTCCGTCGAGGCGCCCGCATTGCCCAGGGCGACGAGCGTCGAGGCGAACCGATCGGTATCCTTCCCGGCCGCGCCGAAGATCGTCTGGATGCGCGCGATCGCATTCGCGGCCTCCTCGGCGGTGAGGTTTGTCGCCACGCCGAGGCCGGCCATGACTTCGACGAAGCTCGCGATCGCCTCCTTGGGCACGCCCAGGGCGCCGGCCGTCTCGGCGAGCTTGTTGATCTCGTTGACCGAGATCGGGATCTCCTTCGCGAGGGTGCGGAACTGCGCGGAGAGCTTCGCGAGCTCGGGCTCGGTGGCATCGACCGTCTTCCGGACGCCGGCGAAGGAGCTCTCGAAGTCCATCGCGAGCTTGATCGCGCCGGCCCCCAGGGCGACCAGCGGGAGCGTGAGCCCGGTGGTGAGCGCCTGGCCGACCTTGGTCGCCTCGGCGCCGACCGACTTGAGGTTCTTCGACCAGGCTTGCGTCGAGGCCTCCGTGCGCTTCATCGCCGCGTCGAACTGCGCGGTGTCCGCGACGAGGAGCGCGCGCAGCAAGCCGACGACGGCGGAATTCGCCACTGTTACCCTGCCTTCTTCGCGCGTCGGAGCGGGATGCCGGTTTGCGCGCTCAGGACTTCGAGCGCCGATCGCAGTTTCGCGGTCTTCGTCGCGGGCGTGTCGGGCGCCGCCGCCTCCGCGGCGACGAGGTAGTCCTTCAGCGGGGGCATCCGGTTCTTACTCTGCGCGCGGGCCCAAATCGCGACCGCCGTATACGCCAGGCGCGCATCGCGATTCGCCTGGCCGCGCCGACGGGCATTCTCCGCGGCGAACTCCCGATAGAGCTCGCGCGGACTGAGCGCCCAGAACTCCTCGCGGCTCAGGCCGATTTCGCGCGCTTCGACGTAGAGCGCGCGCCAATCCCATCGTCCTGAGCGTTGAGAGGGCCCGTCTTCGGCGCCGCCTTCAACGTCGCCCGATCGCTCGCGTCGGGTTGCATGAACTCCAGCAGCCGCGGCAGCAATTCCATCCACGGCTTGTAGCCAAACTCGGTGACGAGCAGGCCCACGTCCTTCATCGTCAGGTCGGCGTGATGCTTCCGCGTGGTCGCCCACAAGAGCGCGCGCGAGAGGATAAGGTTCCCCTTCCCGATCCGGCCGATCACGACGCCCATATCGAAGTCGGGATCGCCCGGATACATCAGCTCTTGAAACTCACAGAGCGCGTTCAGATCGAGCGCGAGCAGGTAGCGCGTGCCCGCGACCTCGATCTCGAGTTCGCCCTTTTGTGGATTCGCCATGATCTCCCCTTGCCGGCCGTCACGCCGGTTGGCGTGATGCTACTACGCCCCTCGACGTAACGGCGCGGGCCGCCGGGCTACGGCAGGTCGGCGGAGAAATCGCCGAGCGGCGTGATCTCCGCGGTGAAGCCGACCTTCGCATCGCCGGCGATCTCGCCCGGCTGGAACTTCGTGACCACGCCGCGGAACGGCCACTCGGTGCCGGGCGACCCGTCCGGGAGGACGATCTTGAAGTCGGCTTCGACGCGCCGGCGCCAGAGGGCAATCAGGCCGCCGTCCGCGAAGCCGTCGCCGCCGGCGTTGCTGTGCGAGCCGTGCGTCGGCCGCCAGTTGCCGGCCAGGGCGAAGGCGCCCGAATCCCGCAAGCCCGCGAGCTTCTCGCGGTGGGCTTCCGGCGATCGGAGGTGCGTCTTCTCGATCACGTTGGTGGACATCTCGCCCGGCGTGATCGTTTCGATATCGGCGATCGCGACGAAGGTCCCGGGCGACCCGCCGACGTTCACCATCAGCTGCGTGCCGTAGCCGGTGAAGGCTTCTCCGGGATAGTAGGTATCGGTGACATCGGACATGACTCAACCCCTCTCTCAAACGTGAAACCAGATGACAAAGTCCTGCTCGACCCGGACGAGGCGCGTCTCGGCGTCCCACCGCTCGCGCTGGTCGTCGGCCAGAATTCCCGCGATCGCCACGCCCTCGATGTCGCCGCGGAAGCCGGCGAGCCCATTGGGCGCGCCGCTGTCGAGCGACCCGCGGACCGCGCGCGCGAGCGCGTGGGCGGCCGCATAGGGATCGCCCGTCGTCCCCCCACTCACCGCATCGACTTGCACGCGCGACCGCACGAGCGAAGTCACGCCGCGGGCGTGCATCGACGACACTCGGTCGATCTCCTGCAACCGCAGCGCCGGCGCGACCAGCGATTGCGGGAAGGTGAGCGCGTAGATCCGCGCCGCGACCTTCTCGGTGACCGCCGGCATCGTCAGGAGCCGCGCGCGCAGGGCATCGACGAGGGCAACCATCAGTCCTCCTCGAAGCGGCCGGTCTTGTTCGTCGCGTCCTCGAGCAGTTGCCAGAGGCCCTCGCCGAGGATCTGGAGCGCCTCGTCCCGGCTGCCGTCGAACGCGGGCCGCCCGAAGGCTTGCGCCGGGTGCTCGACCGTCCCGTATTCCTGGAAGATCCCGTAGAAGGCGAGCTTGCTCGGGCCCACCGCCACCGCGGCCTGGAACTCGTCGGCGGCTTGCCATTGCCCGCCGGCCACGCTCCCGATCCGCGGCGCGGCCGAGACGGTGATGCCGGCGGCGAGCTCGCCCGTGGCGCCGTGCGGCGCCAGGCGCTGCATGCGGAGCCGCATGGGCTCGGCGGCCGGGCGGAGGACGCTATAGAGCGCGCGCCGCCGCACCGCCCGCGAGAGCGTGAGCAGGGCGGCGCGGAGCGCCTCGCCGCCTTCGAGGTCGAGGCCGATCTTCATCCGGCCTCCACCGCGGCGCCGATCGCGGCCGCCGCCTGGACGCTCGCGGTCGGCACCTTCCCGTGCGCCTCGGTGACGAACTCGATCGCCTGGCGCCGGCCGATCGTGGTGGCCGCGAGGATGTCGTAGGCGCGATCGCGGTACAGGAGCCGCCGGAGCTTCGGGATATCCAGCCGCTCCGGATCGCAGTCGGGCCGATACGCGCCCTCCCACCGGACGGTCGCGATCTGCAGCTGCTCGTTGGCGCGCTGCATCTCGACCGCGGCGAGTTCCTCGCGCGCCATCGCCACGGTGGCCAGATCCGTCCACGGGCCATCGACCGGGAAGCCGGAGTCGGCGGTGGACTCGTCCGGCCGGGTCTGGATCGTCACCCACCGATCGCGCGCGCCGGCGCCGAGCGGACCCGCATTCGCCTGGAGCCTCATCGGTGCATC